ATGGTGTATCTTTCTATACGACAGGTGCAGCTATCAAGCGTGGTGTTGGTGATTCAGTTAGTGTGAATACAGTTGTTCGTCAGTTGTTTGAAAATATGTTTAATGCAATCGGTATTGCATCAACGATGACAGTGTATGACCACAAGATGAATCGTGTTTCTTATGATGTTCAAATTTCAAAGGTATAATTATGAGTAAAATGGCTGAATTAGCAATGGAAATTGATGACTTAATTGAACAAGGTATGTCCGCTAAGTTTATCGCAATTAAACTTAACATTCCAATTCAAATGGTACAAGACGCATTTGAACAGCGTGAAAATTTAGAACTTGAAAAACAGTACGAGTGCTTGTCTTATGCCGATGAAGTGGCAAACGATGATGCTCAATATTATGGAGAACAATAATGATTAGAATGACTTATAAAGAAGCACAAGCACTGACTTCAATGTTTGACAAGAGCCATGGATCATTCTTTGATCGTGGTTCAGCTGACTCTTACTACCATCGTGCTCGTGACCCACATCGTGGTGGAGTTGGTGGTGGATCTGGTCCAAGAATAGAAGCAACTGAACCAGATGAATTAGAAGCATACCATGCTGGTTACGATTACAATGAGCAATACGGTGATAAGAAAGATTGGGGTTAAAATGAATAAATTTGCAGTGAATAGAATGAAGACAGCACGACAGGAAGAAATTATGCTTATCTGTCAAGAAGAGTGTGCTGAAGTTGCGCAAGCGATAAGTAAGGTGTTCCGATTCGGAGTTGATGGTGAGCACTTGGGTGCAACGAATCGTGAACGACTCGAAGAAGAAATTGGTGATTTGCTATGCATGATTGAGATGCTGACTGAAGAAGAAATCATCGATGCGAGTGCAGTTGCAAGAGCAGCACAAGCCAAACGAGCAAAGTTAGCCAAGTGGTCTAACATTAAGGAAATGGTATAGTGGACTACAAAGTCTATGACGATTTAGTGCCAGCATATCTGATGGAAGAGGTCGAGCAGACTTTAACATCAAATATGTTTCCATGGTACTTGAACAGAAAGACAGTTTATGACGAGTCTTATGTTCCAGAATCATCTGACTATCAAGATGTTGCAGCATTTGCGCATTTGTTTTCAGGAAATGGAGGAGCAAGTTCTCCATGGTATAATATTTCAGAGATTTTGTTGGGTAAATTCATTGATGGTAGTGGGTTAAAATGTAAAAGTATAATTAGAGCACGAGCCAACTACATGGTTGCTCAGCCAAATAATTATCCAAAGTTACCTTGTCCACCTCATGTAGATGGTTCGTATAAACATCATGTGTTATTGTATTATGTAAACGAATCAGATGGAGAAACAATTTTATACGAAGATGGAAAAGTTGTTGCGAAAGTAGCACCTGCTCGTGGAAGGTTTTTATATTTTAGTGGCAGTGATATGCACAGTGCTTCACCACCACAAAATTATGATAAACGAATTGCAATTAACTATAATCTGGAGATGGAAGATGATTAAGATTGAAAACCTAACTGAGTATCAAGTGGAGATGCTAGACCATATGTGGTCTTTAGATTCAGTTGAAGAATACGAAGAATGGTATGTTCTATTGGATGATGAAGATCAACAACTTGCAGATAGTTTGCAGCAGATGATTATCCTTGCAGAAATGGATAATCTGATGGGTGAATGTAATGATGCAAAACAACTACTAAAGAAATTTGTCTTGTAAGAGAAAGACATGTATAATAAGACAATGAAACCTAGAAATCCAATAGCAAAGGATTTACGCACTCCAAAATATCGCATGCGAAAAGTGGAGAGCAAGGTTCAGTACATTCGTCAACCTAAGCACAGAAAGGCAACCGATGAACTATGAGTATGAGTTAGTCCGTGATGGATTAACACGAGTAATTACTGTTAAGTCTCATCCATATGATTTGATTGAGTTTACAATTAAACAAACTTCATTCAAAGAAGATGGAAAGATTCTAACAGATAATGGTCACACTACATTTTATGAAACCAAAGAATTCTTATCATTTTTTGGTCCAATTATTGAAGATTTGAAAAAGGAAATTGATAATGCAAACAGTGTTCAAAACGGATAAAGAGTTTGAAGAATTTAAAACATGGACTCTTGGAGTATTACACGATGAAAACATCAAAGACCTGTGCGTTACTTTTACCAAAAAAGATGGTACACTTAGAGATATGCGATGTACTCTCAGTGAAGGACGAATTCCAACAGACAAGCAACCAAAAACCGAAGGGACAAGTACCAAGGATTCTGGTTCCGCAGTCCGTGTCTTCGATACAGAAAAACAAGAGTGGAGATCCTTCCGATGGGACTCCGTAACGAAAGTAAGTTTTAATCTGTAATGAAACAGTTTGATTATCTTGGTGAAGCATATGCCATAACAGGCGATGATTCTCAATTTGAGAAAAACATTAACTTTAAAAAGATGACCAAGCAAGGTGCGTCTTTAGGTAGTATGCTTAGTAGTTTAGAATTAAGAGGATATTTTGAATCTATAGAAAATGGAATTGCAATGAGAAATGGTAAGCCATATCCATTGCTTACATATTCTTTTATGGATTATTTTGAAAGTCACGATTTTTCTGACTATCATATGGTTGAGTTTGGATCTGGCAACAGTACATTGTATTTTGAAGATAAAGTAAAATCTCTGACTACATTTGAAACTGATTTTGACTGGTATTTAAAGATGAAAGATTCTTTAACTAAAACAAAATATATCCATGTTGAACCTAGACAATTAACTAATGGAGAATTTGATCTTGTAGATAATCAAAATAACATTGTAATTATTGACTCTGCATGTAACAGATATAAACTAACAAAACAAATACTATCCAAAGGTAAACCTGCGTTCATCGTATTAGATAACTCTGACTGGTATAGAAATACAGCTGGTTTAATATCCAATTTTAATTATTTTGAAGTACCGTTTTGGGGTTATAAAAATACAGAGCATTGGGAATCTTGTACTAGCCTATTCATTCGATTAGAAAATACAGTTATTCCAAAATCAAATAATTATAATCCTCCACCTTTATCTCGTAAACATACCCAAGAACCTTGGGACAATCCTGAAAGTGAATTATGAAAATTTTAGTTATTATCGCTATTATATTAGCAGTTGTTATTCTTGCACCAATCGCAACCATTTGGTCATTGAATACATTATTCCCTATTTTAAACATTCCATTCACACTTGATACTTGGATGGCTGCAGTCATCCTTGGTGGTGTATTCAGTGGTGGTATCGTTAGGAGCAACAAGTCATGAATTACGCATTAACACCCGAACAGAAAAAAGATTTACAAGGTGCTATTCAAGAGATTAGTAACTCTATGATTCGCACTGAAGCAGAACGAGATCTAATTCGAGAAATCGTTAAAGAACAATCTGATACATTGCAAATTCCAAAGAAAGTTATTTCCAAGATTGCAAAGACATATCACAAACAGAATCTCGCACAGGAAGTTGCAGACCACGAGGACTTCGTGGAGCTATACGAGAAAATCACTGCAAAATAGTGCTTGACATTAATTGCGAATTGCGGTATAATAGATATTATATTATGGAGGTTACAAACCTATGGCTGTGAATACTGCAAAGCGTCGTGCAAAGAATCAAGCAATTCTTGCATCACAAAAGAAATTCGAACCAACAATCGACCAGATTGATTTTACGACCAGTCTGAGTCGTGCGTTGGGATATTACTCAGTGCACACTGGGTCAAAAGAACAGAAGATGTTTACGATTGAGTTCTTCTCAAAGAAAGAGCCCAAGATTGCTAAACAACTTAAGAAACTCCCTGACTTTCATTTCCAGACATTTGGGTCATTATGTCGTCTCATGTCGAATGAGCAGACAGACTTGAAACAATTGTCTGAGTATAGCCCATTCTTTACAAACAAGTTAAAAGAACTACTGGCTAATGCTGCAAAATATATCGAAGAAGTTGAAGTTGTGAAAGCACCAACCAATGTCATTAGTATCCAAGAACGAATGGAAGAAAAAGCCAGAGAACATGCTGGTGAATTCGAGGGTGCTATTGATGAGTGGATTATTACACGAGGTAAGAGTGACTTTTCTGCCAAGAATTATCTGTTAAAAAACGAAGTTGGTGCGCCTATTGCCAAACGAATCGGTGAATTGTTTGTTGCAACAGCGCAAGAATTGCGTGAAGCACTTGATGGTGAAGATGATCAACTCACTGAGGGTTATTCATATCTGACCAGACGAGAGCTAAAGAAGTTTGCTGAGTTTGTAGAAAGTATTATTGCTGACTGCCAACAACAAGTGCAGACTGCGAAAGCGAATCGTGCACCACGAAAGCGTAAGCCACAACCACCAAGTAAAGTGGTTGCCAAGATGAAGTACATGAAAGACTTTGCTGAGTTTAATCTGAAGTCAATCAAGCCAGAGACGATTGTTGGGTCATCTGAGGTATGGGTATACAATACGAAGTATCGTAAGGTAACTGTTTACAAAGCCATCAACGATGTGCTGACAGTTAAGGGTACGACAATTATCGGATTCGATGTGAAAGAATCTAAGACACTGATGTTACGCAAGCCAGATGTATTCTTCACTGGACTAACACTTGGTAAGCGACCATTGAATAATGCAATGAAGACATTGACAACTAAGCCAACTGTGCCGAATGGTCGTGTAAATGAAGAATGTATTTTGTTGGGAGCATTTTGATGG